GCAGCAGTATAGTCACTATTGTCAACATCAGTTGATAATGCGACAACAGCGAAGTTTGATGCACTGCTAGTTGCAAAGCTTCCACCGTCAATCACCACATTAGAAATACCTGAAGTAGTATCTCCTGCAGTATATGTTGCGATGTTAGCTGTTGAACCAACCTGTGCTATTCCAGCGTTTGCGTCATCTACTTTGACCTCAAACACCACATCTGGATCTGTGATTACGTTAGCAACGATATCACTTGCTACGATGCCGCCCGGATAGTGATTTGAAAAAGTTGGTTTAGACGTTGTTGGGTCTGTATAAAAGCAACCGTTAAAAATACCAATAAGTTCAGCACCAGCAGAAGATCCACGAGAAATCGATCCATTTGCATTTAGTACAACTGGATCACCTTGAAATATTGAATTTGTCTCGTTACTTGCAATTGTCAGCTCTTGTTGGCCTTGACCATTATAAGCTGCACCAAGCATTTGAACGGGACGAAATCCAAAGTTTCCTTGTTGATTTGCCATAGTTCATCTCCTTTGTTGTTAAGTATCTTAAGATGGTTTCTTATTGCCACCACCGAAAGATACACGACTTTGCCTATCTTGATTCATAGGCATGCTAGGATGTTGTTCTCTTAGTGGATCTGATTCCCAAGCTTCAGTTTGTTGATCAATCTTCTGCTTGTAATGAGAATTACGCTCATCAACAGTTTCCACTGGCATTCTTGCCAATAGCAAGTCACCAACACTGATGACACCCTCATAAGCTTTGATGCTACCGTTATATGCAGAGTATTGGCTGGATGTATGAGCATCTGCTCTTACTAGCTCCCAACCTTCTCTGAGTCTGGCGTTGATGTTTTTAGTATCATCCATGCCATTGACCCTGTGTCGTAACCATCTTTGCTTATATCCATCAGGACATGGTGGTGCGTCTAACTGAGACGGTGGCTTCCAAGGTTTTCTTCTTTCCTCTTTGGCCCTTGTTTGTGCACTTCTTGGTGTTTTTATATCTGTCATGTGTACCTCCTATACGTACTTAGCATACTCACTTAGAGGAACTCCAAGTTTGTTTGCTATTTTTACCTGACTAGGACTTAACCTAACAGATTTGCGCCCAGTGGTTGCAGACCTATTTGCAGAAGCGACTGGTTGGGCGATTTTAGCGCTTCTAGTTGTCTGATCCGAGTCATTAAAAGACTCAGGAAACTTTAATTTTACTCTTTGAGTAAGTTCATTGTAATAGTTATCCGATTCTGTGTCAAATCCTTCTGCTACTAGACCACGATGTATTCTTTGTGCGTAATCTGTCATTTCAGGATCCGACTTAAACCAAGTATTTTTTTCAGCCCAGTCAACAGCTTTCTGTGAAGGCTGTGGTCTTTGAGCAACGGGTTGTTGATAGGTTTGCTGTTGGTTTTCCATTTCCTTTTGGAAGTTTTCATATTCTTGCTCCTTCTTCTGCTTTGTAACTCTTATTCTCTCAGATTCTAAATCTAATTTAGTTAAAGCAGCTCTTGCCTCTTCTTCTTTGTTTAGGTCACCCGCTTCTCTTGCAGCAACAAGAGTTTGTCTAGCTAAGTCAGAGGCCATTTTATTCCTGACCTCACTTTCAGACATGTAACCTTTATCGATGTCATAAGCCTTATTTTTGGCTTCATTCAATTCTTTTTGCACATTTTGTGCAAATTGTAAGGCAGCTTCTCTTTCTCTTTCTGCCTCTCTAACTTTGTATGTTAATTTATCAATTCTTTTTTTTACTTTATCAGAATATTGATCCATCTCTTCTGACTGTTCATCTTGCACCTCAACCTTAGGTTGTAACGGATCTTTCTCGTCAGTTTTTACTTCTTCATACTTATCGGGTTTTACTGCGCCGTGAGACTTATCTTCTAGTTCGATTTCTGCTCCCTCGCCTGAAACATCAAGATCTACGAGCTTTTCATCTTTTACAGTTTTAAGTTCTGTTTGCATGGTTAACCTCCCATGTTATATAATTGTTAATACATCCTCAGGTGTTTCAACAGTTCCGAGTATCTCATCATCATTAAGCAACCTGACCTCTCCTCCTTCAATCTTTAGTCTTGATCCTGCGTATCTGCCAAACACGACCCAATCACCTTGTTTACACCAAGGTCCATTAGGAAACTTTTCTTTATCTTTATA